GAGAAACCTATGAGTAGTCGTACCTATGGCGCTGAAGAAAAGGCCAAGCTAGAGCGAATTGTTCGCGAAGGCGTAACTGTTATGCAAGAAGTTGAAGATTTGCAAACAGGATTAAAAGATACTGTAAAAGCAGTAGCAGAAGAACTAGATATGAAACCATCATTGATTAATAAAGCAATTAAAATTGCGCAGAAACGTGATTGGGATCAACATGCAGATGCATACGATGATTTGGAAACTCTCATCGTCACACTTGGTTATGATAAGTGATTAATCGAATAAAAGACTTTTGGCTAGATAGTTATTATAGCGATCATGTAGCGTTTTACTTTGAACTTGTAAGTTTTGTGTTTACTGTGGGTGCTAGTTTAACTCTAGCACTCACGGCAGACGCACCTGATATGCGTTATGTATATCCAGGATTTTTTATAGGTTCTTGGACTGCGGTTTATGCGTATTATAGACGTAAACTTGCATGGCCTATGATGCTAACTACATACTTTGGCTTTGTTAATGTGTTTGGATTTGGAGTAGCAATTGGATGGTGGTAGATGTTAATATACCTATACTGATTAATCGCTTTTATATGCATGATCAGTTAAAGGATCAGTTATTAACACTTATAGAATCTGCACAATCTGACGAAGAAAGAGCAGACGATAGCATTACTAATACCGATTGGAATTTAAATCTTCCACTAGGACAACCAGATTATCAACAGTTATTAATGCCACATATACTAGCACAATCTCAAAAGACATTTAATAGAGGTAGTGCGTTACAACTAACAGATATGTGGTTTCAACAATATCAAAAAGGTGACACACATGGCTGGCATGTACATGATTCATGCCATTGGGCAAATGTTTACTTTTTGGAATTACCGTCTAAAGACAGTAAAACACAAATACTTGATCTAAATAGAAATGAAATAGAATACGAAGCAGAAGAAGGCGATATTGTTTCTTTTCCTAGTATGCTATTACACAGATCTAAACCAAATTTATTACTTGACAGAAAGACAATAATCGCGTATAATATAAATTTTACACATGTAAGAGACTGTGACCCATGACAATACAACCTAAACCATATCAAAAATTAGCCTGGATTGCAACAGCATCATTAATTCTTGCCGCGACAGTAGCAAGTTTGTATCCTTCGCAGCCAATGTTTTTTGATTTACCCGGTAATATTCATCATTATGCGTTTACAGTAGCAAACTTCATGTGGGTAGCAATAGGTGTACTTTGGAAAGAAAAGAGTTTGATAGTGCTAAATGCAGGACTAACCATAATCTATTTGGTAGGATTGTTTGCACAATAAATAGAATTACGCTCAATGACGATTGTCGAGCAAGTATGAAGGTTAAGTTGGCCACAAGCAACGAAGGAGAAATGAATGCCATACGTTGATGCGATGTTTGATCGTGATCAAGATATTATTCGAGTAGTCGAACGCCGTGATGGTAAAAGACACTACACAGAATACCCTGCAAAATATACATTTTATTATGAGGATCCACGCGGTAAGTATAAGAGCGTGTACGGAGATCCTCTAAGTCGTATTGTATGTAAGAACACCAAAGACTTTCGAAAAGAAGTTGCTATTAACAAAGGCAAGAACTTGTTTGAAAGCGACATTAATCCAATCTTCCAGTGTTTAAGTGAGAACTATCTCAACCAAGATGCACCTAAACTAAACATTGCATTTTTCGATATTGAAACAGACTTTGACCCAGAACGTGGCTTTGCTGATCCAGCAGATCCGTTTATGGGCATTACATCTGTATCTGTTTATTTGCAATGGCTAGAGACAATGGTATGTCTTGCTGTTCCACCTAAAACACTTACAATGGAGCAGGCACAAAAAGAAGTTGAAGGCTTAGAAGGTGTTGTACTGTTTGAAGATGAAGGTGAAATGCTAAACACGTTCTTAGACTTGATACAAGATGCAGATATTTTGTCAGGTTGGAACAGTGAAGGTTATGATATTCCGTATACAGTTAATCGTGTAAGTCGTGTACTGAGCAAAGACGACACTAGACGTTTCTGTTTGTGGGGACAGTTACCTAAGAAGCGTGAATATGAAAAGTATGGCAAATCAGCTGTTACCTTTGACCTAATAGGTAGAGTGCATTTAGATAGTTTGGAATTATATCGTAAATACACATATGAAGAAAGACACAGCTACAGACTTGATGCTATTGGTGAGATCGAAGTTGGTGAAAATAAAGTCCCTTATGAAGGCACTTTGGACCAGTTGTACAACAATGACTTTAGAAAGTTCATCGAATACAACATACAAGATACCGCACTACTGGACAAGCTGGACAAAAAACTAAGATTTATTGATCTTTCTAATTCAATTGCACACGAAAATACGGTGTTGCTACAGACCACTATGGGTGCTGTTGCTGTTACAGAGCAAGGTATTATCAACGAAGCACACAATCGCGGACTACAAGTACCTAACAGACCTAAACGTGACGATAGTGAAAGTACACAAGCCGCAGGTGCTTATGTTGCGTTTCCTAAAAAAGGTTTGCACAAGTACATTGGCTCAATGGACTTGAACTCACTGTATCCTTCAGTGATTCGTGCATTGAATATGGCTCCAGAAACTATTATAGGACAGATTCGTCCAGAGATTTCAGACGCCCGTGTACACGAAGACATGACGCTAAAGAAAAAATCTTTCGCAGGTAGCTGGGAAGGACGTTTTAGTACAGAAGAATACGAAGCAGTAATGGACCAACGCAAAGACGTTGCACTAACTGTAGACTGGGAAGATGGACGCAGTGATGTATTGTCGGGTGCAGAGGTTTATCAACTTATCTTTGATTCGCAAATGCCATGGATGCTAAGTGCAAATGGCACAATCTTTACAACAGAGTTCGAAGGTGTTATTCCAGGTATTCTAAAGCGTTGGTATGCAGAACGTAAGGATCTGCAAAAGATGCTAAAGAAAGCAAAAGATGCTAACAACAGTGCAGAAATAGAATATTGGGATAAACGACAGCTGGTTAAAAAGATTAACTTGAACTCACTGTATGGTGCTATTCTAAATCCAGGCTGTAGATTCTTTGATAAACGTATCGGACAGTCAACTACACTTACTGGTAGACAGATTGTTAAACATATGAGTGCTGAAGTTAACAAGGTTATTACAGGCGAATATGATCACGTAGGTAAGAGTGTTATCTATGGTGACACAGACTCTGTTTACTTTAGTGCATGGCCTGTATTGCAAGAGGATGTAGAGTCAGGCAAGCTCGATTGGAACATTGAAAAGTGTATTACACTGTATGATCAAGTTGCAGAACAAGCAAACACTACATTTGAAAAGTTTATGGCGCAGGCATTCCATTGTCCAAAGAGTCGTTCAGATGTTATTGCGGCAGGTAGAGAAATTGTTGCACAAAGCGGCTTGTACATTACCAAGAAGCGTTATGCGGCATTGGTAATTGACAACGAAGGCTTTAGAACAGACGTAGATGGCAAGCCAGGCAAAGTAAAAGCAATGGGCTTAGACTTGCGTAGATCAGATACTCCTGTGTTTATGCAAAAGTTTTTGAGCGAGCTACTGCTTATGGTGCTTACTGATAAGCCTGAAAAAGAAGTACTAGAACGTATTACACAATTCCGTAAGGACTTTCAAGAAATGCCGGGTTGGGAGAAAGGTTCTCCCAAACGTGCAAACAAGATTGGACATTATCAGCGTCTAGAGCAAAAGCAAGGTAAAGCAAATATGCCAGGGCACGTAAGAGCAAGCATCAACTGGAATACACTAAAACGTATGAACGGTGACAAATACTCGCAAGAAATTGTAGATGGTATGAAAGTTATTGTTTGTAAACTAAAACA